TACATAATACTTATAATTCTGAAGACAATAGTAATCCGGGTGTGGAATATAAAATGTCCAACATGTTCTTAAAGAACATAAGGGCGCTAGAACTTAAGTCAGATAATCCCATTATTGTACACATGCAAAGTATAGGCGGTGAATGGGCCGATGGCATGGCTATATTTGATGCTATAGCAATGTCTAGATGTTTTGTTACCATCATTGCTTATGGGCAAGCAGAGTCTATGAGTAGCATAATATTACAAGCTGGAGACAGAAGACTAATAACCCCTAATACTTACTTCATGTCTCACTTTGGCTCAACGGCTGCTGCTGGCGAATATATGAATGTGCAGAATTGGGTAAAATATGAAAAATACTTGTGTGATATAATGTTAGATATTTACGCGAAGCAGTGCGTTAAAGGATTATTCTTTAAAGAAAAATATGGAAAGAACCCACCAGTTAGTAAAATAAAAAACTTCTTAAACACTAAACTAAAATCCGGCGATTGGTTTATAAACGCTAAAGATGCTGTTTATTATGGATTTGCAGACGAAATAATAGAGACATGGCAGAAACTAAATTAAAAACTATAGACGAAGCTTGGCTTGGATTAGATGTAATTGAATCTAATCTATTTAATCCAATGAATCTAGCTTCTCCAATGGATGAAGATTTTCATTTAAGATTATCTTGGCTAATGACTAGGCCATGTTATCTTTCTTTTATTACGCAGCACATGTTAAATGTTCAGCTTCTACCTTCTCAGGCTTTGTTTTTAAATGAAATTTGGAATAGAAAATTTCCAATGCTTATAGCAAGTCGTGGATTTGGTAAAAGCTTTATGCTAGCACTATACGCTGTTTTAAGAGCCTTGATATTACCAAAAAGAAAAGTCGTAGTTGTTGGTGCAGCTTTTCGTCAGTCAAAAGTTTTGTTTGAGTACATGGAAACCATTTGGCGAAACGCCCCAATGCTTAGAGATATTTGCGATGCGGATAGTGGTCCGCGCAGAGATACTGATAGATGTACATTAAGATTAAATGAAAGTACTATTACCTGTCTACCGCTTGGCGACGGTCAAAAAATCAGAGGTCAAAGAGCTAACGATATTATTGCTGACGAGTTTGCTTCTATTCCTAGAGAAATTTTTGAAAACGTTGTTGCCGGTTTCGCTGCGGTTAGCGCAGACCCTATATCAAACGTAAAAAAGCTAGCATCCAAAAAGAAGGCTCAAGAGCTTGGGCTAATTATAGAAGAAGAAAAATCAGAACAAAAAAGAGATAACCAAATCATTCTTTCTGGTACGGCATATTATGACTTTAATCACTTTGCCACATATTGGAAAAAGTGGAAATCTATTATACATAGTCAGGGTCAATTAAACAAGCTAAGAGAAATATTTGGAGAAGATCCACCAGAAAACTTTGATTGGACACAATATTCTATCATAAGAATGCCATACGAGTTATTACCAAAAGGTTTTATGGATGCTGATCAAGTTGCTAGATCTAAGGCTACTGTTCATGCTGGTATTTATCAAATGGAATACGGGGCGTGTTTTACTAGAGACAGTCAAGGATTCTTTAAGAGATCTTTAATTGAGTCATGTGTCGTGTCTGACGATAATAGTATAAAAGATAGCAATGGCGAAATTATAAAATTTGAAGCTAAACTAATAGGCGATACTAGTAAAAAATATATATTTGGAGTAGATCCCGCTTCTGAGGTTGATAATTTTAGTATTGTGGTTTTAGAAATAAACCCAGACCACAGAAAAATTGTTCATTGCTGGACAACGACTAGAAATGATCATAAGGAAAAGGTTAAAAAGGGATATGTAAGCGAAACAGACTTTTACGCATATTGCGCTCGTAAAATACGAGATCTAATGAAACTATTCCCATGTATACATATTGCAATGGATGCCCAAGGAGGTGGCGTTGCAATTATGGAATCGCTACATGATCTAGATAAGATAAAAGATGGCGAGTTACCTATTTGGCCAGTAATAGACGATGAGAAACCAAAAGACACAGACGGCGAAAGAGGGTTGCATATTTTAGAAATGTGCCAATTTGCTAAATATGAATGGTTAGCAGAAGCAAATCATGGAATGAGAAAGGACTTTGAGGACAAAGTATTATTGTTCCCAATTTTTGACACTTTGAGCTTAGACATATCTGCCCACGAAGACGGTCTTAAAAATAGAATGTTTGATACACTGGAAGAGTGTGTAATGGAAATAGAAGAATTAAAAGATGAGCTATCTATGATACAGATGACTCAAACCAATTCTGGCAGAGATAGGTGGGATACACCAGAGGTTGTTGTTGGTACTGGCAAAAAGAGCAAGATGCGTAAAGATAGATATTCTGCTCTACTAATGTCTAATATGGCTGCTAGAACCTTACAAAGAATGCCAACTCAGCAAGAATATCAATTTTATGGCGGCTTTGCAACTGGTGGATATATGCCAAAAACTGAAGACAAATTGTATTCTGGACCAAGCTGGTTCTCAGATAATATGAAAGATGTGTATTAATACATTAGCCAATCCAATTATAATCCAATTGAGGTTTAACAATGAGTAATGAAGATATGTTAACTTGGTCTGAGGAAGATTTTAATAGCAAGGCAAATGCCATGTCGCAATTGTCTGATAATATATCTCATTATCAAGGTGTTAGCAAAAGCGTTGGTAATCACTATAGACATTTTATAGATATTGAGCCCAATAGGTCTGTTAGGCCGGGCTTCACAAAAGATGATTATTATTCTTTTAGGCCAGATGAAGCTGTACCTAATCAACAGCGAAAAATTATTAAAATGTGCATGGAAGCATACGATAAGGTTGGCATTATTAAAAATATTATTGATCTCATGGGTGACTTTGGTAGTCAAGGCATACAAATAGTACATAGAGATAAAAGTGTTGAAAAATTTTATCAACAATGGTTCAAAAGTATTAATGGTAAAGAGAGATCAGAAAGATTTTTAAACAATTTATATAAATGTGGCAATGTCATTGTCTATCGTAGCTATGCAAAGGTAACTCCTCAGTTAAATAATTACATGAAGGCGCTTTCTAGCGACATTAAAGTAGAAGTTCCAAACGCCACGAAAAATCAAATTCCATGGAGATATAATTTTTTTAATCCTTTGACTGTAAAAATGAAAGATGGAAATCTATCGCTTTTTATGGGATTAAATAACTATACCATAACAACAAATTCTTTTTTTGACAAATTTCAGGCTGGAGATATTCCCAATAATGTTCTTGAGACACTTCCTCCTGTTATCAAACAAAGTCTAATGCGGGGAGAAAAAGAAATCCCACTAGAATCAGAAAGATTGAGCGTTTTCTATTATAAGAAGGACGATTGGAAGCAATGGGCCAATCCAATGGTTTATGCCATATTAGATGATATTGTTATGCTAGAAAAAATGAGACTAGCTGACTTATCAGCTTTAGATGGTGCTATTTCTAACATTAGACTATGGACGCTTGGTAATCTAGAGCATAAAATCTTACCAAATAAAGCTGCGATAAATAAGCTTCGTGATATTTTGGCTAGCAATGTTGGCGGCGGCACAATGGAACTTGTTTGGGGTCCAGAACTAAGCTTTACAGAATCAAATAGTGAAGTATATAAATTCTTAGGTTCAGAAAAATATAGCGCAGTTCTTAATAGTATTTATGCTGGACTTGGTGTTCCACCAACATTAACTGGCATGGCTACAAATGGTGGTGGCTTTACTAATAACTTTATTTCTTTAAAAACATTACTTGAAAGATTGCAGTATGGGCGCGATCAATTAGTAAGATTTTGGGAAAAAGAAATTGAGATCGTTAGAAAAGCAATGGGCTTTAGATATAAAGCTCATATTCAATTTGATCAAATGACATTATCTGATGAGGCCGCGACGAAAAATCTTCTAATACAGTTAGCAGATAGAGACATAATTAGCCACGAAACGCTATTAGAAAGATTTAAAGAAATCCCACAAATAGAGAATATAAGACTAAAAAGAGAACTGGATAAAAGAGAATCAGATGGGCCACCAAAAGCAAGCCCATTTCATAATGCAAATCATAAGCAAGATATGGAAAAAATTAACAAACAAGGACAAATTAATTTGAAAAAGCAAAAAGAAGTTAAAGAAAACGGAAGACCAAACTTTCAGCAAGACACAACTGTTAGAAAAAAGCGTGTTGATACTCCAAAATCAAAACCCGGAGTTGCCGAATTGGTTGTATGGTCTGAAAATGCATGGAATAAAGTTTCATCTACTTTAACAGATGCTTACTTGGATATACATAACAAAAAAAATCTCAGACAGTTAAACAAGTCTGAATTTAATGATCTAGAACAATTGAAATTAGATGTATTCACAAACTTAAATATCTTACAAGAAGTGACAGATGATAGCATATTTGTTATACTTCGTTCTGGATTAAAAACTCCTAAGTCTTTTTCTGAGAAGTTAAAATCCTCCAATATTAATATAGAAAATATGACCATCGATACTTACAGAAGACATGTAATTGGTCAGTATGTGGAAGAAAATGCATAAAAATACAAAAAATTTACTCTTTTGTGTATAATGTTGATGAGGAGTAAATATGAAAATATACCCACAAGAAATCAGAGACGGTATAGCTGACGCTGTTCAAGCTTCTGCTAGTGTTGCATATTGCTCTCCAGCAACAGTTTCCAAAAGCATTAGCAATAACAGTGTCGCTTTTGCCGAAACAGTTAAAGCTCAAAGCGCAAATCCAAAACAAATAGATTTATATTATATCAAGTCCATTTTAGTTTCTACTGGATGGAACAAGAATGATGATGTTTTCGATTCGTCACAAACTTGGGCTGCTAGAAATACACCGGAAGATAAACAATTTAACTTCATGCACAACGAAAATGATATTATTGGTCATATTACCGGAAGCTATGTTGTAGATAAGTCTGGTAATTCAATTTCTGGTGATAGTGAACCAGAGGATTTTGATATTATCACAGAGGCCGTATTATATAATAGCTGGACAAATCCAGACAATAGAGAAAGAATGAACCAGATCATTGCCGAAATCGAAGAAGGCAAGTGGTTTGTTTCAATGGAGTGCTTATTTTCAGGATTTGATTATGCCTTAATAGATAATAATGGAAATGCTAAAAAACTGGAAAGAAACGAAGGATCGGCATTTTTAACTAAGCATTTACGTGCCTATGGTGGTACTGGTGAATATGAAGGCTTTAAAATTGGTAGATTATTAAGAGACATTTCTTTTTCTGGCAAAGGTCTTGTATCTAGGCCAGCAAACCCAAGAAGTGTTATCCTTGATTCTAGCAGAGCTTTTCATACAACTTCTAATTCAAATTTAACTAGTTTTCCTAAAGGAGAAGATAATATGTCAGATTTAAATCTTTTAGAGAAGCAGCTTGCTGAAGTTCGTAGTGAGCTAGCATCTGCTAAAGAAGAAAATAAACTTCTACGTGATCAATTAGAGACTTTAGCTTCGAAAGAAGACACAGATTCAATTGCTAAATTAGAAGCGGCCCTAGCAGAACAAGGCGAAGTAATTAAAAATCTTCAAGCTTCTCTCACAGAGAAAGAAACCACTTTAACAGAGCTTCATCAAGCAATTTCGGCCAAAGACGGCGAAATGAAGAAAAAGGATGAAGAACTCATGAATATGAAAAAGAAAGAAAAAATGTCTATGCGCAAAGCTAGCTTAGTAGAAGCCGGTTTTGAAGACGCAGAGGCAGAAGAATCATTAGTGGCATATGACGCCCTTAGTGACGAAGCCTTTGAAACTGTTCTTGCTGCCATGAAGAAGAAAATGGCTAAATGGCAGGAAGAAAAGATGAAGAAGGAAGAAAAATCAAAGTCAGAAGATCTTCAAACAGTAGCATCAGAAGAAACCCCAACAGAAGAAATTTTTGAAGGCGTTTCAACTACTGAGGCCGCTCTTGTTGATGCTTCTAATGATACAGATGAGCTTGTTGCCACAAGAGCTAGCGTAGCAGAGTGGCTTGAAAAAAATGTACTTCGTAAGTGAAAATAAGGAGAAATTAATATGGCTCTAAAAACAGATAGATATGAACTTCAGACAGACATCAGCTTTTTCTATAATGCTGGTACTGCTACCCGTGGCGGCGTGGTTCGTCATGACGTTACAGCTGGCGTCGGCGCTTCTATGGATCAAGGTGTAAACCTTGTGAAGTATTCAACAAGCGGTGTCCCAGTTGGTCTTTTACTAAATGACGTTGTTAATAAAGATCTTACCCGTACACACCTTAATCAACATAAAGATGAAGTGCAGAAGGGTGGCAAGGTTACAGTGCTTCGTAAGGGCTATGTTGTAACCAATAATGTAGACGGTGTTCCAGTTGCTGGTTCTGGCGCTTATGCCAGTAACACAACAGCCGGTAACATCACAATGGCAACAAACCAGGGGCCAAAGATTGGCTCGTTCTTAACTGGTCCAGATGCTGACGGTTACTGCAAAGTAGAAGTCAACCTTCCCCTCTGAACTTAAAAAACTATAAAGGAGAATTATAATATGCCTACAAATGAAAGACCTAGTGATGAATTCATCAGTCTCCTACGCAAGTCGGGGGATTCTGATATTCAAGTAGCACAAGCCGCTCAGCGTGAGTTTGCTAAAGCTCTTGAACTACCTCTTCGTAAGGGTGTTCTCGTTGGTAATATCCTCGGAAACATCTTTGAAACAATTAATGTAGAAGCCGGTTCAACAACCGAATTTCCTCTTGATTTAATCAGCCCCGGCCTAGAAGGTGAGCATGTTGCTTACACAAATCCCGGCCACGGCAGAATTCCAGAGCGTTCAGTTGAAGGCGACTACGTTATGATTCCAACTTATAACATTGCCTCTTCTGTCGATTATCTCTTACGTTACGCCCGCGAGGCTCGTTGGGATATTGTCGGTCGTGCAATGCAAGTTATGGAAGCTGGCTTCGTTAAGAAGATGAATGATGACGGTTGGCACACCCTTCTAGCCGCTGGTGTTGATCGTAACATCCTCGTCTATGACGGTGACGCTACAGCCGGTCTATTCACAAAGAGATTAGTTTCTCTCATGCAGACTGTAATGCGCCGCAACTCAGGTGGCAATAGTGCCTCTGTTGGTCGTGGCCGTCTTACAGATCTATATGTTTCACCAGAAGCTCTAGAAGACGTTCGTAATTGGGGTCTTGATCAAGTTGACGAAGTAACTCGTCGCGAGATTTACTCAGCATCAGAAGGTGGCGCGCCAATTACACGCATCTTCGGTGTTAATCTTCACGATCTTGATGAACTTGGCGAAGGTCAAGAATATCAAAACTTCTTCGACGTTCAGCTTTCTGGTAATGTTCAGGCCAGCGATCTTGAGCTAGTTGTTGGTCTTGATCAATCTGCCAACGATAGTTTTGTCATGCCAGTAAAAGAGCAGCTACAGGTCTTTGAAGATCCAACTCTTCATCGTCAGCAGCGCGCCGGTTACTACGGTTGGGCAGAGCTTGGCTTTGGCGTTCTAGATAACAGAAGAGTGATTCTTGGTTCATTCTAATATTATTTAGATTACATCACATGAGCCACCCTCTCTCGTCAGGGGGTGGCTTTTTGTGTATATACCAATAGAACGTTTACCTTATAAGGATTTTTTAGGAGAAAAATAATGGCAGCAATTTCAGATTATCTTGAAAATCAACTATTGAACCATCTTTTTCGTACTAGCAGCTTTCCAAAGCCTTCATCAATAGCTATAGCTTTAACAAACGGGCTAGTAAAAGACTCAGACACTGGAGCAACTCTACCAGAAGTTCCCACCGGCACATTTATAGGCAGACCTACTGGCTATTCTAGAATTTCACTAGGCGATCCAGCGGTTAGTGGCGCTTTTTTTTGGTCAAACGTGGGGCAAGACACAGTAACAACATTTAGCGTTTATGTTAATAGTGGAGAGTTAGTAAATTTTTCAAATCAAAGTACATTATTTAATGCGTCTAGTTCATCTTTAAGTGGATATATTTATCCATTATATACTAGCGAGTCTTTTGCAAAAAGTTTATCAACAACAACTCCCCAGCAAGCTTATAAATTTACTTTCCCAAATAAGTATCCATCTGTAGAATTGTTTGCTCCCATACCATCCGTACAGTCTGGCGTACAGTCAGATCCCGGATATACTGTGTATGATGGTAATGGTTTTATTAAAAATAATGTTAATTTAGCATTCAACGAAGCTGATACCGATTGGGGCGATGTTAGTGGAATAGCTATATTAGACAGTTCTGTTTATGGGCAGGGTAACGTCTTAATGCATTCTGCGCTTTCTTCCCCAAGAACAATTAGACAAGCTGACAGCGTTAGATTTAATATCAGATCTTTAGAAATCAGCCTAAAATAAATTTAGGCCACAGAAAGATGTATAATGATACTGTCTAAAGACAAGCTAGTAGAAAATATATTTGCAGAAATCTCAGATAATTCTACTGGCGAAATTTCGCCCCATGATATTAGACATAACTTAATAGATCTTATTGATTCTATACATTTACTTTCTGCTGGAGAAAATATATCTAGCAAAAACCTTGATACCTTTGGTGAAGGTAACACAAGACTAGGTATAGACACTTTAAGAAAAGCATATATAACAGGCTATAGTAGTATAGATAATACTGCTATAGGTTCTTTCGCCTTAAAGTCAAACGCTCAAGGTGAAAGAAACACGGCGTTAGGGTCTAATGCATTAACTTGCAATATTAATGGTTCTGATAACATTGGCCTTGGTCATCACGCTTTAGCTGGCACAACGGTTGGTATATCTAATATTGGTCTTGGTAACTACACATTAAATTTTAACCGTAATGGTAATTTTAATATAGCTATAGGTCATGGTGCTGGTTATTATATAGCTGAAGATGCTAATTATAAATTTTTTGTTGCATCTCATCCAGTTGATGATTCTTATATTTGCGCAAACCCCTCTGGCGCGGGCTTGGTTCCGCTATTAGAAGGCGATCTATCCCAAGCCAATTTAAGATTAGGAATCGCTGCTAGCGGGTTGCATGAAGGCGCTGTTTTACAAATTGGTGGAGATACCCACCCGTCATATTCTGAAGTGTTTGATTTGGGTTCGTTAGATTATAAATTTAAAAACCTTTATCTAACAAGCGGCATATACTTTGATGACAAGAGAACACAAGTATCTACTTTGCCTAGCATTGTATATATTTCAAATGAAACCAATAGTAATCAAAAGTTTGCTATTTCAAGAAACATAGAAGTATTAGGTTCTGGCGATTTTAGCGATGATATAAGAACTAGAAAAAATTTATTATCTAGTGGAACTTTATATTCCAGTTCTGGCATTTTTACATCTGGCAATATTGTTGTAGATAAGTCTGTCTTCTTGAATGACAATTTAATACCGCTAAGAAATAGAATAATAAACATAGGAAACTCTGGCGCCCAAGTATTAAATGTTAATACGCACAATATAGATGTTACCGGCAAAGCAACGTTTAAAAAACTACATGCCATTGAGCAGTCACACTTTCATCACAAGTCTATTCACTTAGCTTCTTCTGGAGATGTTCACACTCTAGACGGTGGCGGTGCTGCTGGAATATACTCTAGATACAATCCAAGCAACGAAGAGCAAATAAAAAAGATATATGCTTATCTAAATGATGAAGAACTAAACGGCGCTGGACTAATATTAAATTCTACAGGAATTGACTATAGTAGAACATACGAATTTTCTTTTAGATCAAGAGACGATTCTTTAAAATATATTTCTACAGACACAAGTTTTAGTAGAAATTCTTGGTTCTCTAATATTAGCCTACACATTGCTAGCGGTTCACACGTACACGCAAATAGAGTAC